GAGCAAAGTAAAACAAGGGTTTGCACAAGTAGCTGAATTAGTAGAAGCACTTTCAAACACTCCAACTGCAGAGCCTACTCAAAAGTCAGCAAATGCTTTTCAATCATACATTAGTACAAATGATATTAAGTATGAAAGATTAGAGAAATATAGAAACGCAATTTTAAACAAATAAATTAATAAACAATGGCATTTTCAATTAGTTCATTAACAAATTACACTAAAGAGAACGAAGCACAATTAGTTACTTCTTCTGTTTTAGGTGCAAAAACTGCTGCTCTTATTAAGAGTGCAGGTAATGTTATGGTGGGTGTTAAGTCAGCACAAACCATCAATATTATGGATACAGATGCTTTCTTCCAAACAGGTGGCACTTGCGGTTGGAACGCATCAGGTACAACTTCTTTCACTCAAAGAACTGTAACAGTAGGTAAAATCAAAGTACAAGAATCTTTATGTCCTAAGTCTTTAGAAGCTAAATACTTACAAAAGGCTTTACCAACAGGTTCTGTTTATGATTCAATTCCTTTTGAGCAAGACTTTACAGATAGAAAAGCTAAGACTATTGCTGCTCAATTAGAGACTGCACTTTGGCAAGGTGATACAACTTCTGCAAATGGTAATTTAAACAAGTTTGATGGTTTAATCAAATTGATTGGTGCTGCTTCAGGTGTTACAGATGCAAACGTATCAGGATATATTTCAGGCGCTCCTTTAACTTCAATTACTGCTACAAACGTAGTAAGTTTATTTGATGGTGTATATAAAGCAATTCCTGCTAAAGTAGTTTCTGCAGATGATATGGTTATCGTTTGTGGTGTTGATACTTTTAGAACTTACACTATTGCATTAAAGAATTCAAATTTATTTGCATATTCTTTTGATGGTAAAGCTGATAGCGAATTTGTATTGCCAGGTACTTCAATTAGAGTAATTGCTCTAAATGGTTTGAATGGTACAAATGATGTTTACGCAATGAGATTAAGCAATTTATTCTTGGGTACAGATTTACTTAATGAAGAAGAGAAATTTGACATCTTCTTTGCTAAAGAGGCTGACGAAGTAAGATTTGCTGCAGAGTTTAAGATGGGTGTAAACATTGCATTCCCTGATGAGATTGTAAAAGTGAATATCTAATTATAAGGGGAGTTGAAATATACTCCCCATTTTTAATATTATAAAATAAACAAAAATGGCGTGTGCATTAACACAGGGATATACCCTAGATTGTCGTGATTCTTTAGGTGGAATTACTGAAGTTTATTTTATTGCAAGTTCAGATGTATCTTCTGTTACTGAAGCTAGTGGAGTTATTACTTCATTAACTAAGTCAACAGGAAAAAGATTTTATAAATATGAGTTAACAAAAGGAACTTCAATGTTTACTGAAACAGTTGCAGCAAATGTTGCAAATGGTACTTTATATTACACAACTGAATTGACAATAATTTTAAATAAGTTACAAGCAAATACTAGAAATGAAATTCTTTTATTAGCACAAAATAGATTGAATGCCGTTGCTAAAGATAGTAATGGTAAATATTGGTATCTTGGTAAAACAAGAACCTTAGACTTAACTGGAGGTAGTGCTGCAACAGGTACTGCTGAAGGAGATAGAAGCGGATATACTTTAACCTTTAGTGGTGCAGAGCCTAGCTTAGCACCTGAAGTAAGTAGTGCAGTAGTATCTACTTTAACAACTGCAGGATAGTTTGTAGTTTTTTCATAGTTTGTTCCCCTGCCTAGTTCTCTAGGTGGGGGTTTTTTATATAAGTCAAAAAGTAAAGTTATTGACTTACTTTGTTATAATATAAGTCAAGTTATAACATTACTGACTCATTTTGAAAACATTCACATTATTGCTATTTATATTTGATGATACATTTAACTAAAGGCGAAACAAATACTATTGTTATGACATTAACTGAAAAGCAGTTATTGACAAACCCTAATTATTTATTTGTATTTACAAATAGAAGTTCAAATTGTGAGATAAAGTTTGTTAAGTTAAATGCTACAGATACAAGTTTATATAAAGATAGGTACAATGAATTTAGTATAGTAACTAATACTAATTTTAAAAATCAATTAGAAGGGCAATATACTTACGAAGTGTACGAACAAGCAAGTACTACAAACTTAGATATTACAGGCTTAAACAAGCTAGAAACAGGTATTATGTGGCTTTCAGGTTCTACCTTAACATATAATACATATACAACAACAGACACTTATACAATTAGACAATGATAGATTTAAGAGTATTAACTTTCGCTGAAGCTAGGCAACCTGAATTTAGGGAGAAGAAAGGTATTGATGGTGGCTACATTAAATATGGGGAGAATAATGATTATCCTGAATACATAGTTGATTTATATAATAAGTCTTCTAAGCATAGTGCAATTATTAAAAGTAAGGTTCACTACATTACAGGCAATGGTTGGTCAGGTGAAGCAGACGCACAACAATTTATAGACAAAGCGAATAGAGTAGAATCTTTAAACGATTTAACGAGAAAGGTTTCTTTAGATGTTGAAATATTTGGGGGTGCTTATTTAGAAATTATATGGGACTTATCAGGCAACCTTGCAGAAATATGGCATTGTGATTATGTTAAAATTAGAACTAATAAAGATAACACTCAATATTGGTATAAAGAAGATTGGAAAGATAATAAAGTTAAGCCTGAAGTAATTGCTGCATTTAATCCCAAACAACCAACAGGTAAACAAATTCTGTACATAAAAGAGTACAGACCTAATATTGGTATTTATGGGTTGCCTTCATACTTTGCTGCTTTAAATTATATTGAATCAGATATTGAAGTTTCTAAACATATTTTAGGAAATGCTCAAACAGGGTTTTCTGCTAGTAAACTTATTACTTTACCAAATGGTGAGCCTAATGATGAAGAGAAAAGAAATGTTGATAATAGATTAAGAAAAACATATAGTGGCGCAGATGGTAAAAAATATATGATTGCTTTTGTTAATGATATATCTAGGAAACCTGTTGTAGATGATTTGGGAACTAGTGATTTAACTAAAGAAGATTTTAGCAGAGTTGATGAATTAATTCAAACTAATATATTCTCTGGACATCAAGTTACTACTCCTTCAATTATGGGTATTGCTGAAGCAGGTAAATTAGGAAGCAGAACAGAGATGAGAGATGGTTATGAGATATTCAAAAACACTTATGTAAATGCAAAACAGATGCACCTAGAAAGTGTATTTAATATGTTAGCTAAATATAAAGGTGTTACAACTGAAATAAAGATTATACCTACCGAGCCTATTGGAATTGAATTTAGCGAAGCTACAATAGTTTCTGTTGCACCTAAAGAATGGATATTAGAAAAGCTAGGTATTGATATGACAAAATATGCACCTACTATTGATACTGCTGCACCTACACAGGGCTTATCTGTTAATGAACATATCAAAGGATTAAAAGGTAGAGAGTGGCAGAATATGCAGAGAATTATTCGTGAGTTTACTAAAGGTAAAATTAACAAAGAACAAGCTACTTCAATGCTTAAAACAGGTTATGCTTTAACTGATGAAGAAGTTAATACTTGGTTAGGTTCTGAAGAATTAGATGCACAATTTGCAGCGCAAGACTTTAGTGTATTTTATGAATTTGGTGAGAATAAAGAATCATTTAATATTTGGAAAACAAGTAAAAGATTTAGTGATGAAGCAGACTATTATATGTTTGCAGATGTTACACAATTAGAATCTGATATACTAGACCAAATATCAAAACAAAAAAATATAACACCAGAGGTTTTAGCAGAGGTTTTAAATGAGGATGTAAAAACAATCAATAATATTTTAAAAGATTTAGAGGACAGAAAAATATTAAAGGTTAAGGAAACTAAAATAGGTAAGGGAATTGATAGCAATATAGAAATATCAAGAGAATTAACTAGACCATTAAGTAAGACTGTTGGAGATATAAAACCACAGACTACTGAAATTATGGTTCGTTTTTCTTATGAATGGAAAGCAGGTTTTGATAATTCTGATTTATCAAATAGCAGACCATTTTGCAAACATTTAATAACTGCTAATAAATTATATAGTAGAAGTGAAATAGAAATGATGAGTGCTAGGTTAGGTTATTCTGTATGGGATAGAAGAGGTGGTTGGTGGAATGATAATGGGACTATAAGTGAATCTTGCAGGCACGAGTGGAAAACAAATGTTATAACTAGAAAAATTAAATAAATGTCATTAAATACATTATTCATATCTGTACAAAGTATTAAAGATAGAACAGGACTTCACGCAAATGTTGATGAGAAACTTATTTTGCCTGAAATTAAAACGGCACAGGATATGTATATACTACCAACTTTAGGTAGTACTTTATATAATAGATTGCAAGATGGTGTAAATAACTGCACCTTAAATATGGATGAACAGACTTTATTAGACAATTATATTGCTGATTGTCTTATCTATTATGTAATGAGTGAACTACCAATGGGGTTATCATATCAGTTTTATAATAAAGGTTTATTAAGAAAGCAAGGAGATAACACAGAAAATCCATCAATGCAGGATATGATTGATGTTGCGAATAGATATAGAACTAGAGCAGAGTTTTATAAACAAAGAATAATTAAATACTTAAGACAAAATAATACTATGTTCCCTGAATATTTAAACTTTACGAGTGGTATAGATACAATAGTTCCTGACTTAGAAAGTTATACTTCTTCTTTATATTTAGACGATGATAGTTGTTATGAAAATAAAAACTTAGCACAAAAATATCAAGGTAAAATAGGATGCTAAAATGAGCAAAGAAGCAAACATTAAAAATCAAAATAAGCTAAAAGTTTATTTAGAAAAAATAAAAATAAATGGCATTAAGTTTAAACCAAATAGTAAAACAGATAACAACATTCGGAAACAATCACGAGCAAATTAAGTTCGTATATTTCGGTGATGTTTGGGAGAGATTAAGTAACGGAGAAGTTACTTATCCTGCTATGTTCTTTACTTTAAATGATGCTCAAATATTAGCAAAGCAAATACAATATAATTTTTCTATTTATTGTATGGATAGAATGTTAATGGAAGAAACAAACGAAACGGAGGTATTAAGTGATATGACATTAGTAGGACAAGATATAGTTGCTAATTTACGAGACCCACAATATAATTGGATAGCGGGAGATAATATGCTAATGTCATTTTATACAGAATCAGACCCTGATTATTTAGCAGGTGTTAAAATAGATTTCTCATTAACATTATCTTCTTTAAAC